GAAGATTTAACATCAGAAGAAGGCCGTCAAAGAATCGGAGAAAAAATAGGAAACTTATTCAAATGGCTAATGACATACCTAGTGGAGCAGTTACCTAGTTGGCTAGGCGGTGGAAAGGTAGAAGCGGACAAAAAACGAGCTCTGTTAAAAGAAGAAGAAAGGTTGATAGAGGAACAACGGGAACTTGAAAAGAAAAAAGTTGCGCTAAAAACAGAAGAACATACATTAGCGGTATACGGCAATCGTGAGAAGATCCTACAAAAATATCAAGAACAAACAGAGAATTTAAAAGAATTAGAAAAAAGAGCGGAAAAACGCAAACTCACTGATGAAGAACTAGCAATACAAAAACAGAATCAAGATGCACTAGCTGAGAACTCGAAAAATTTAGATTTGATAAGAAACATGACAGACGAAGATTATCAATTTCGCGTAAGTGAACTTGCTAAAACAAAAACAGATTTAAGCAAGTCTGGTCAAAAACTCGCCGACGATACCAACGTTAATAAAAACAAACAAGGCGATTGGCAAACAGGAGACACAGATCCAAACTGGAAGAAAAACCAAGTTAAGGCCGCCGGCTTGGATAAACGAGTCGATGGAAGTTACGGTGCAACTGGTAAATTTATAGAAGATTTTGGAGCCGACGGAACGATCATGCAGTTGGACGGTAGGGAAGGAGTTATCACAGAACCACAAATGGCAAAATTAGTAAATGGCGCCATGAGTGCCGGTTATGCACAAGCTCAGAATGCAGTAGCAAATGCGATATTATCCTTAAATAAGCAACAAGCTATGACAAATCAACTATTAGCCCAATCTCTAGATATGCATAAGAAACTTGCAGATAATCAATCTGACTGGGGCAATAGATTCGCAAGGGTCGCATAAAAATGAGTTGGAAAAAGTACTTCACACCAGTTAATACTACAGGACAATACGGCCCTATCAGCGGAAGCAATGGCGGTAGTGCTAGTCCGTCACGCACAAACTATTCATCATACTTACCAGATGTATATTCAGGGCATCCTAACCGCCTAGAGCGTTACAGCCAGTATGATACGATGGATAGCGACTCTGAAGTCAATGCCGCACTCGATATCCTAGCAGAATTCTGTTCACAGACTAACGATGAAAACGGAACACCGTTTGAATTAAATTTTAAAGATCAAGCAACTCCTACTGAAATTAAGATCCTTAAAAAATATCTACAGCAGTGGACTAAGTTAAATCTGTTCAGTAAACGTATTTTTAAAGTCGTGCGCAACGTGTTCAAATACGGTGACAGCTTTTTTATCCGCGATCCAGAAACACAATCATGGATATATGTAGATCCAGCTAAAGTAGATCGTATCATTGTTAACGAGTCAGAAGGTAAAAAACCTGAACAATATGTTATCCGTGACTTAAACATCAATCTTCAATCACTAACAGCAACATCGATTAATCCTACAAATCAAAATCAAGGAGCAGGAACACAAAGTTATATCAGCGGCGGCGCACAACAGCGCGGCATGATTGGCGGTGTACCGCAAGCGTCCGGATCTAGATTTAGTATGAATAACAATCAGTTCGCTATTGATGCTAAACATGTTATCCATATCAGCTTGTCAGAAGGATTAGACAATAACTTTCCATTTGGTAATAGCTTATTAGAATCAATTTTTAAAGTCTACAAACAAAAAGAACTGCTTGAAGACGCTATCATTATCTATCGTATTCAACGTGCTCCAGAGCGCCGTGTATTCTACATTGACGTAGGAAACATGCCAACACACTTGGCCATGGGCTTTGTTGAACGTGTTAAAAACGAAGTTAACCAAAGACGTATTCCTAGCTTAACTGGCGGCGGCACTAACTTAATCGATTCAAGTTACAACCCACTATCAATCAATGAAGACTATTTCTTCCCGCAGACAGCAGAAGGTCGCGGAAGTAAAGTTGACGTATTACCTGGCGGTACTAATCTAGGAGAAATTGATGATTTACGATATTTCACCAATAAGCTATTCAGAGCTTTACGCATACCAAGTAGCTATCTTCCAACAGGTTCAGATGATGGCGGCTCAAACTTTAATGATGGACGAGTCGGAACAGCCTACATCCAAGAACTACGTTTTAACAAGTACTGCGAGCGACTACAAAGTCTAATGAACGGTAGTTTTGACGTTGAATTTAAAACATATCTAGCAAACAAAGGTATTAATATTGATCCTAATTTGTTTGATGTTGAATTTAATCCTCCACAAAACTTTGCGGCCTATCGCCAAGCTGAGATGGACGGAGTCCGTATTAACACATTTGGCTCGATAGTACAAGTTCCGTTTATCAGCAAACGCTTTGCACTAAAACGATTCTTAGGACTTAGCCAAGAAGAGATCGCAGAGAACCAAGAAATGTGGGCAGAAGAAAATCTTGATGCTATTGAACCTGTATCTGCAGGCGCAGAACTGCGCGGCGCTGGCATAACTCCTGGCGGAATGAGTTCCGATATGGATACTTTATCCCAATCAGATCCGGGAACTGAAGAGCTACAGGCTGGAGAACCGGGTGCAGGACAACAAACAGCACCCACAGCAGGTGCGGCTCCTACTGCACCAGCACCGGGCGCACCGCAATAACTGGTAAATACTCTACTATGTTATTAAACGAATTCATTTATTTTTCTAAAGATCAGCAAGAACAGCAGGTCAATGATCGTTATGATCCATTGCATGATACTAGCGTACTGAAAGCATCTGATTTGCGTAAAACACGATTAACATTGCGTATGTTAAACGATCTACGTAAAGCAGGTGATGCACGTGAGCGTGAGCAACAGGAGAATTTAATCGTAGTAAAACAGATGTATAAAACGCCTACAGAACCTGTAGCATAAACTTATACTTTAACTTTAAAATATTAGAAGTAAATATTTTAGACAAATCAAATCAAATCTAGGCTAAAACGCCTACGTCACCAACCAAAATTTGCAGTTTTTGGCCTATTTCGCATAATTATATCGAAGTGGTTGTAAATAAACGTACATGTTTATTCCACCCTTGCCTTATAGGAGAAACCCGCAATGAATAAATTCGAACAACTATTAGACTTTATCGTAAACGAAGAAAAGGAAAAAGCTGAAGAGCTATTCCATGAAATCGTTGTAGAAAAGAGTCGCGATATCTACGAACAGCTAATCGCTGAAGAAACAAAACCAGAAGAGCCTACAGAAGAAGAGCCAGAAGACAAAGAAGTGGAAGAAGATGATGATTCCATGGAAGAGGCTTATGGCATGGAAGAAGAAGAGTCTGAATTCCCAGGTGGCGATATGGCCGACGGTATTCCAGATGAAACTGAAATGCCAAAACCACACGACGAATTTGGTAGCGACGAAGCTAGCGAAGACGAAGAAGCACCTGCTACTAAGGGCGATGTACAAGACTTAGAAGACGCATTAGAAGACCTAAAAGCTGAATTTGAACGCTTAATGAGCGGTGAAGAAAGCGACGAAGAAGGTGAAGAAAGCGACGAAGAAGGTGAAGAAGACGATCAAGAAGATGACGAAGAAGATGAGGAAGACGAAAGTGCTAACCCATTTGAAGGTCGTCAAATGACTCGTGAATACCGCGAAACTGTTGGCAAGCCATACGGTTCAGGTAACGGCATTTCTAACAAGACAGAAGGCGGCGACGGAAAAGCTGGCCCGATCAACGCAAACCCAAAAAATCGTCCAAGCGGCGGCAACGTAAGCGCACATAACATTGCGCAAGGTGGCCAAGGCGGAGAAGGTATCAAGGGCGGTGAAGGTCTAGTTGGTGGTGTTAAAGGTGAATTTACTAAAGGTGTAGAAAAGAATATCGCTTCTAGCTCAAAAGCTGGAATGAAAAGCGGATCTACATTAGACGGTAAAGGCAAAGCCTACGGTTCCGGTGGAGCTTCAACAAGCGAAACAGGTGCTGGTAATACTAAATCTGTAGTTGACCATAAACAAGGTTAATTAGGAAAATAACTAGATGCAATTTCTAAGAGAACACCTAAGTTTTGATCAAGCTCAAGCGATCGTCGAGAGCGATGACAAAGAAGGCAAGAACCTTTACTTAAAAGGGATTGCAATCCAGGGTGGAATACGCAATCAGAACCAACGGGTGTATCCAGTAAAGGAGATCGAAAGTGCTGTTAAAACACTTAACGATCAAATCCAAAATGGTTATAGTGTTCTCGGTGAAGTTGATCATCCAGATGATTTGAAAGTAAATCTAGATCGTGTTTCACATATGATCACTCAAATGTGGATGGACGGTCCGAATGGATTTGGCAAGATGAAAATTTTGCCTACTCCAATGGGTCAATTAATTCGCACTATGCTCGAAAGCGGTGTAAAACTTGGCGTGAGTAGTCGTGGCAGTGGTAATGTTAGCGACGGTACAGGCGAAGTATCTGATTTTGAGATTATAACTGTTGATATTGTTGCCCAGCCAAGTGCGCCTGGCGCATATCCTACACCTGTTTATGAGCATCTCATGAACTCACGTGGTGGATACCGTGCCATGCGAGTAAGTAAGGAAGTGCAAGACGATCCTAAGGCACAGAAACATCTCCGCGAGGCGATGCTTCATATTATACGTGGCCTTAAAGCCTAAGGAGAAATAAATGGACGCATTCAAGCAATTGGTTGAGAGTGGTGTAATTAGCGAAGCTGTAAAGACTGAGCTAGAATCCGCTTTTAATCAAAAGATTCAAGAGAATCGCGACCAAGTAACCGCTGAACTACGTGAGGAGTTTGCTCAACGCTATACACACGATAAAGGTGTTATGGTAGAAGCACTCGACAAACTAGTAGGCGAACGCTTAGCCGCAGAGCTAGGTGAGTTTGTGCAAGATAGAAAAGCATTAGCGGAAGCTAAACTTGCCTATAAGCGCAAAATGACAGGTGATTCTAAAACAATGGAATCATTCGTTATGTCTCAACTAGCCAAAGAACTTGTGGAATTCCAAAGTGACCGTAAAACAGTTGCAGAGAATTTTGCTAAGTTGGAACAATTCGTTGTAAACGCATTGGCCAAAGAGATTGGTGAATTTGCTGAGGACAAGAAGGAAGTAATCGAAACTAAAGTTCGATTAGTTCGTGAAGCCAAAGTAAAATTTGCTGAAGTTAAAAAAGAATTCATTAAACGTGCCGCCGAGACAGTTAAAGAAACTGTTGGCCGTCAATTGACAACAGAATTGAGTCAGTTGAAGGAAGATATTGAAAGTGCTCGCACTAACAATTTCGGTCGTCGTATTTTTGAAGCATTTGCACAGGAGTTTCAACACTCTTATCTAAACGAAAAATCTGAAACAAGTCGCTTGTTACAGATTGTAGACAAGAAAGAGCAAGAAATCGCCGAAGCACAGGAAGCTCTTAACAAAGCACAAGCTGTACTTGAAAGCAAGAATCGCGAGATTCGTGTTAAGCAAGATCTAGCAGAACGCACAAATGTTATGAGTGAACTATTAGCACCTCTAAGTGCTGAGAAAAGAGCTGTCATGAGTGAATTGTTAGAGTCTGTGCAAACAGCCAAACTAGCAACCGCTTACGACAAATACCTACCTGCTGTAATGGAAGGTGGTGTCCGTAAAACTAAACAAGTGATTGCTGAGTCCGCTGAGCAAAATCAAAGTTCTGTTACCGGAGACCGTGAGGTAAAAAATCAGCCTGAGGCAGGCTTTGACAACATTGTATACATCAGCAAGTTAGCGGGTCTAGCAAAGTAATTATTAGGAGATAAATGATGTCACAACTTCTGAACGAAAGATGGTCAGAAACCAAAGATACCCTGTTAGAAGGGTTACAAGGTAACCGTCGTAGCTCCATGCAAACATGCTTGGAAAATACACGTAAGTACCTATTAGAAAGTGCTACAGCAGGTGCTACATCTGCAGGTAACATTGCAACACTTAACCGCGTGATTCTTCCAGTAATCCGTCGTGTTATGCCGACAGTTATTGCTAACGAAATCGTTGGCGTACAACCAATGACTGGTCCAGTGGGTCAAATCCACACTCTACGTGTTCGTTATGCTGATTCTAGCAACGAAGTAGTAGCAGGTGAGGAAGCATTAAGCCCATTTAAGATTGCTCAAGCCTATTCTGGTAACAATGACGCAACATATCCACGTGCTGACACAACAGCTAAGTTGGAAGGTCAACCAGGTAAGCGTATGAGCATTCAAATCTTGAAAGCACCAGTAGAAGCTAAGTCACGCAAGCTATCAGCTCGTTGGACCTTCGAAGCCGCTCAAGATGCGCAAGCACAACAAGGCATTGACATTGAAGCAGAAATCATGGCCGCTTTAGCTCAAGAAATTACAGCTGAAATCGACCAAGAGATCCTAGCTTCTTTACGTCAACTAGCTACTGTTGAAGAAACATATGATCAGTCATTAGTTTCTGGTACAGCTACATTCGTTGGTGATGAACATGCCGCATTGGCAATTCAAATCAACCGTGTTGCTAACAAGATTGCACAACGCACACGTCGTGGCGCAGGTAACTGGGCTGTTGTAAGTTCACAAGCACTTACAATTCTTCAGTCTGCAACTACTTCAGCATTTGCACGTACTACAGAAGGTACATTCGAAGCACCTACAAACACTAAGTTTGTTGGTACATTGAACAACGCAATGCGCATTTACGTTGACGCATACCTTCCTGATACTGGCGCTGATGACAACCAAGTTCTTATTGGTTATAAGGGTCCAAGCGAGGCTGATGCCGCCGCATTCTATTGCCCATATATTCCATTGATGAGCTCTGGTGTTGTTCTTGATCCAGCAACATTTGAACCAGTAGTTGGCTTCTTAACACGCTACGGCTATGTTGAGTTGACAAACACTGCTTCTTCTCTAGGTAACGCGGCTGACTACTTAGGCAAAGTATCTATTACTTCTGCTAACGTATCATTCAAGTAATCCTTTAGGGATTGTAATAAACATAAAAGCACCCTTCGGGGTGCTTTTTGTTGGACTGAATAAATAGTATACCAGACAAACATGTAGGAGGTCCAACCGACATGTCCTGGACTTAAAGGAGAAATAAAATGGGACGTCCATTAGAAAAAAGACAATTTGGTAACACATCGGGATCTGGTCAACAGATCCGAGTAACTGCATTTATTCCGGTAGCAAACAGTGGCTCATCGGCAGTAACAGGTTACATTA